GGGTGGCCGCAGCCTCGATGAGGCTCGCGCTGCTGTGCTCGAGAAGATCGGCGCCAAGCCCGTCGAGACCGTGGCACCCGTTGAGATGGCTGCGCAGGAGCGCGCTGCCTACAGCATCACCGCCGGCATCCGCGCTGCCCTGACCGGCGACTGGTCGAGCCGCGAGGCTGGCCTGGTGCGCGAGCTGTCCCGCGAGGTGGAGAAGTCTGGCGTCAGCAAGACCGCTGAGCGCTCCTTCTTCGTGCCTTTCTCCGCTCTGGCCAAGCGCGCCACCTACGTGACCTCTGGTGCCACCACCGGCGGCAACCTGGTGGCCACCGACCTGCTGGCCGATGACTTCATCGAGTATCTGCGGAACAACTCGCTGATGCTCAGCCTGGGCGTGCGCACCATGCCCGGCCTGGTCGGCAACGTGGCTGTGCCTCGTCGCTCTGGTGTGGCTAACACCTACTACCTGAGCACCCAGACCACCGCGATCACCCAGTCGGAGTCCACCTTCGATCAGGTGACCATGGCTCCCAAGAACCTGGCCGCCCTGTCCAAGTACAGCCGCCAGACCCTGCTGCAGGGCACCCCTGGCATCGAGGAGCTGGTGCGCCGTGACCTGACCGATGGCCTAAACCTGGCTGTCGATCTCGGCATCCTCAACGGTTCTGGCTCCAGCGGCCAGCCCACCGGCATCATGCAGACCTCCGGCATCGGCTCGGTGGCGATGGGCACCAACGGTGGCGCCATCACCCTCGAGAAGCTGGTCGACCTCGAGACTGAGGTGATGATCGACAACGGCGCCGTGAACCGCGACGCCGTGGCCTATGTCACCAACGCCAAGGTGATGGGCGCTCTGAAGAAGCTGCGCGCTGGTGGCTCCACCACCGGCGACGGCCCCTTCCTGGTCAACAGCGTTCCCAACGCTCTCGGCCGCGGCCCTGCCGGCACCCAGATCAACGGCTACCCCATCGGCGTGACCAACCAGGTTCCCAGCAACCTGACCAAGGGCACCTCCAGCGGCGTCTGCTCCGCTGTGCTGATGGGCGACTTCAGCCAGGCCATGGTGGGCTTCTGGGGCAACGGCCTCGAGATCACCGTGGGTGAGGATCAGGACGACTTCAGCAAGGCTCTGACCTCTGTCCGCGGCATCATCACGTACGACGTGGCCGTGCGGCACGCTGAGAGCTTCGCTGCCATCCTCGACGTCACCACCGCCTGATAGGAGACGGGGCCGGGCAACCGGCCCCCTTTTTTTTCTGATGAAGGTACTTCTCACCCGCTCCTGCGCTGCTCAAGGGCAGCACCTCGAGGAGGGCAAGGTCTACGAACTGGCTGGCGAGGTGGCTGCGGAGCTGCTGCGCATCGGCCGGGCCGTGGCTGCACCTGCTGAGGAGCCGAAGGCAAAGCCTGCACGCAAGGTGAAGGCCGATGGCGCTGAGTGAAGATCTGAACGTCTTCCTCGATGATTTTGGCGTCAGCTGCACGGCTGGCGCCGTGACCGCGCTCGGGATTCTGGACATGCCGAGCCAGATCATCTCCGGCGACATGGTGCTGAGCACCGACTACACGCTGACTGCACGCGCTGCCGACTTTGGCGGCCTGAAGTACGGCGACAGCATTACGGTCGCGACGGTGGCCTACACCGTGCGCGAGACGCGCCTGATCGACGATGGCGCCTTCGTTGAGATCGGACTGCAGAAGGTATGACGACCCGCCGCGAGACGATCTTGGCTGCCGTGCACACGGCACTGACCGGCACCACGGGTGTGAGCACGCGGATCTACCGCTCGCGCGTGGAGCCGATCAGCAGAGCCGAGAGCCCGGCGATCGTTGTTGAGCCGCTGAGCGACAACGCGGCGCAGAACACCGCGCTGCCGACGCTCGACTGGAGCATGACGGTGCGCGTGACAGTGATCGTGCGTGGAGCAGTGCCGGACCAGATCGCGGATCCGATCATCGAGAGCCTGCATTCAAAGCTGATGGCTGACCTGACGCTTGGTGGTTATGCGATCGACATTCAGCCGATCAGCGTGACGTTCAACTTCGCCGAAGCTGATGGAGCTGCCGGTGAAATCCAATGCGACTATCGTGTTCTGTACCGCACGGCGGTCGCTAACCTTGCGAGTGCATGATGGCTACGATGGTGGATGAATACTGGGGCCAAGGCGGGACATACCTGCTCGACCCCAAAACCGGCAAGCGGACGCTCATCGAGCGGACGGAGCCGGCCCAACCCTCCCAACCTGACGAGGTAGAGAGCAATGCCGCTCCTGAGCCGCAAGCGCCTGATCCTGGCGAAGACTGAATCCACCTACGGGACCGATGCGACGCCAGCCGGCACTGATGCGGTGCTGGTGCGTTCGCTTGAGGTGACCCCGCTCGAGTCGGATGTGGTCTCTCGCGACCTGATCCGCCCCTACCTGGGCAACAGCGACCAGCTGCTGGCCAATGCCCGAGTGCTCTGCAGCTTCGAAGTTGAGCTGGCGGGCTCCGGCACGGCCGGCACTGCGCCTCGCTATGACGCACTGCTGAAGGCCTGCGGAATGGTGGCCACCATCGTGGACAACACCAGCGTGACCTACGCGCCCGTGAGCGCCAACTTCAGCAGCTGCACGATCGTCTACAACGTGGACGGTGTGCAGCACAAACTGACCGGCGCTCGCGGCACCGTCACGATGAACTGCGAGCTCGGGCAGATCCCGACCCTGCAGTTTGAGATGACCGGCATCTACAACGCGCCGACCGATACGGCGCAGCCTGCGGTCACCTACAGCAACCAGGCGACCCCGCTGATCTTTAAGCAGGGCAACACCTCCGGCTTCCAGTTCTTCTCCTACAGCGGCTGCCTCAACGCCGTGAGCCTCAACCTCGCGAATGAGATTGTCTACCGCGAGCTGATCGGCTGCACCAAGGAGGTGCTGATCACCGATCGCAAGCCTGCTGGTGAGGTGACGATCGAGGCGCCGACCATCGCCATCAAGGACTATTTCTCCCTGGCGCTGGGCGGCACCACCGGGAACCTCACGTTCCTGCACGGCACAACCGCCGGCAACCGGGTAACCTTCACGGCATCACAGGTGGATGTCACCCAGCCGTCCTACACCGACCAGGACGGCATCCAGATGCTCCAGTTGCCCTACGTCGCTCTGCCGACCACCGTAGGCAACAACGAGTTCAGCCTGGCCTTCACCTAACCCTTGGAGCTACTGCATGGCATTTGTTCTCGCTCAAACTGAGAGCTACAGCTGGCCGGTCACTGTCGAGTTTCCCATCGATGGTGGCCGGTTCGAGAAACAATCCTTTGATGCAGTGTTCAAGCGCCTGCCTCAGACCCGGATCCGCGAGATCTGGGATCTGATCCAGGCCGGCGAGCTCAACGACGATGAGCTCTGCGCCGAGGTGCTGACCGGTTGGAAGGGCATCCAGGATGCCAAGGGCGAGGAGGTGCGCTTCAGCGAGAAGGCCAAGGCCGATTTGCTTAACGTGCCTCTGGTCGCCGCAGCCGTGGTCACGGCATGGCTTGAGAGCCTTGCGAAGGGCAAACGAAAAAACTGATCGAGGCCGCCGAGCACTGGGCCGGCGGCGGCGGTGATTCAGGCAAGCAGCTCGATGACGATGCCGCAGCGTTCGGCGTGATCATGGAGGAGCCTGCCCCTCAAGATTTCGAGGTGTGGCCTGAGAATTGGGATGCGGTGGTAATGTTCCTGCGCATCTCGACGCAATGGCGCACCTCAATGGGTGGGCCGATCGGGCTCGATTACGGAGCCTTGGAGTGGCTCTTTAGACTGTACGAAGTGAAGGAGCCGCGCTCCCTCCTGGAGGATCTGCAGGTCATGGAAGGCGCGGCACTGACGGCGATGGCCAAGGAGGACTGAGCCCATGGCGATGTCCCTCGACACGGCGATCAAGTTCACGGCGAAGCTGGAAGGGCAGGGGCTCGACCAGCTGAAGCGTGGGCTGCAGGGCATGGCTCAGCAGGCCAACCGCTCGAGCAAGGATCTCGATCAGCTCTACAACGCCAACAAGAAGCTCTCGCAGGCGGCCGGGCAGTCGATCAACTCGCTGAATCGGCAGGTGACGGTGCTCACCAACCTGCGCAATGAGGCGGCGCTCGGCAGCCGGCAGTTCAAGTTCTACAGCGCGGAGCTGGAGAAGCTGCAGCGGCAGCAGGCCAAGCTGACGGGCACCACCAAGGGCGGCGGCGGGCTGCTGGCGATGGGTGGCGGCCTTGGCGGGCTGGCTGTGGCGGCTGGCGGCGGCCTGGCGGTGAAGTACATCGCCGACGTGGGGCTCGAGTCTGAGAGCGCGCAGGTGCGCCTGAAGGCGCTGGCCGATGAGTTTGGTGAATACAACCAGGCGCAGGCTGCCGCGGCACGGATCGCGCAGACGCTGCGCATCAGCACCACGGAAGCGCAAGGCAGCTTTGCCTCCCTCTATGCATCGCTGCGCCCGACCGGCATCACCATTCAAGAGCTCGAGAAGGCCTTCATCGGATTCTCGGCAGCAGCCCGCAACAGCGGCGCCACGGCGCAGGAAACCAGCAACGCATTGATCCAGCTAAAGCAGGGTCTGGCCTCCGGCGTGCTGCAGGGTGAGGAGCTGCGCTCCATCCGTGAACAGGCGCCACTGGCGGCGCAGGCGATCGCCAAGGAGCTCGGCGTTTCGATCGGTGAGCTGAAGAACTTGGCGGCCGAAGGCAAGGTCACCACCGACGTGGTGCTGCGGGCGCTGGGCAAGCTGCAGGACACCCAGCTCGGCAAACTCAACGCGCAGTTCCAGACCGGTGCGCAGGCACTGGCTGACCTGCAAAACGAGCTCCGCCGCACCGGTGAAGGCATCGCCAAGGCCTTCGGGCCGGCCGCGATCGTCCTGCTGCGTGGTTTCACCAGTGCGCTGCAGCGCGTGTCGGATGCGCTGCGACTGACGGAAGGTTCACAGGAGCGCGAAGCGGATCGGATCCGCGCCACCATTCAGGCGCAGAAGGAAGCCAGCAAGAAGTTCGGCATCGGCGGCTTCTTCCGCTACGGCTTCGAGATCGACCGCTTCCAGAACCAACGCGCTGAGGAGCTGTTCGCTCAGTTCCAGGCTGCGCGGCGCCAGCAGGCGATGGGCGCGATGGGCGACAACCCCAGCGCCGACCAGCGCGAGGCACGTGAGGCTGCTGCCGGCGAGCGTGAGGCTGCCCGCCAGCGTGCGCGCAAGGAGGCGCTGGAGGACGAGCTGAAGATCCGCAAGGATGCGGAGGAGAAGCTGGCGGATGCAGCGCAGCGCAATGCTGAGCAGATCGCCGACTTCCAGCGCGAGACGATCAAGCGCGCGATGGAGCTCGAGCGCGATCTCGGTGATGAGCGGCTGAAGATCGAGCGGCAGATCGCCGACACGCGCACCAAGCTGCAGCAGACACTGGAGGATCGAGCGCTCGAGGCCGAGCGGCAGCGGCTGGCTGCTGCCGGGCTCTCCACTGAGGGCATCGAGACCGCCAAGGAGGTGAAGGAGATCTTCCGCCGCTATGACGAGCAGCGGATTGAGAACGAGCGCGGCGCCGTCGATGCTCAGACCGATCTGCAGCGCCGGCTGGAGGAGTTCAAGATCAGCGTGGCCGAGGGCATCGGCAAGCTGCAGGAGGGCTACGCGCGCCAGGTCAGCAACATCCTGCAGGACGCAGGCCAGAAGCTGGCGGAGAAGATGAAGCAGGGCGCCGAGGCTGCTGCTGCCACGCTCGGCGGTGCAACAGGCAGTGGCACTGGCGCTGTCGGCCAGGTGTCGGCCAATGGTCCATCCATTGCGCAGGCGCTGATGGCTGGCTTGGGCATCACCAAAGCCCAGGCCGCGGGCATCGTCGGCAATCTGCAGCGAGAAAGCGGTCTGAACCCGCGGGTCAATGAAGGCGGCTTTGTTGGTCTTCCGCTTGGCGTGGGTGGTTACGGCCTAGCGCAGTGGACTGGTGGCCGGCAGCAGGCGTTGCGGCGCTTTGCTGGCTACGACGACAAGAAAGCAGGAGATCTGCAGACGCAGGTCAGGTTCATCATTGCCGAGCTGCTGGGACCCGAAAACAAGGCGCTGCAAAAGCTCCGCGAGACTGTCTCACCCGAGCAGGCCGCTGTCGTTTTCGACAAGTACTACGAGCGTTCTGGCATCAAAGCTCTCGATGAGCGCAAAGCCAATGCTCGCGCTGTGTTTACCAGACTGGGCAGCGCTGCGCCGATGGCGCCTGCACTGCCACCGGCAACCGCTCCGGCCATGGCTGGCGTGACGCAGGCCGGCGCCAGCCTCAGCGCGGCTCAAGGTGCGCTCGCCAAGCAGCAGCAGCTGGTAAACGAGCAGCAGACCGTTGCGGCGCTGGAGCAGAAGTACGGAGCAATCACCGATGCGCTCAGCCGCCAGCAGGAGGCGGCCGGCAACAAGCTGCGCGATGAGGTGCGCTATTTCGAGCTGCTGAAGCAGGGCATCAGCCCTGAGATCGCCAAGCAGCGCGTGGAGTTGGAAGGTGTGGCCGCGATCGAAAAGCTGAAGCTGGAGGCGCTGCAGACCGAGCTCGAGGCGCGGATCGCCACGTTGCCGGTTGAAAGTGCGCTGCGTCAGGAACTGGAAAGGCAGGTTGCGGCGATCGAAGACCGACTGAACCTGCAAGGGCAGATCGTGGACAAGACGATCGCGCTATCTGAAGCCGAGCGGAAGGCTAACGAACAACGCGAGCGGCAGCAGCGCACCATCGATGCGGTGGCCAACAGCATCGGCGACGGCCTCTCTCGCGCGTTTGATCTGCTGGCGACCGGCACCGATGACTGGGGCGCAAGCCTCAAGGAGATCGCCAGCGGCGTGCTGAAGGACATCGCCAAGCAGCTGTTCCAGATCTTCGTGATTGAGGCTGCGATCAAGGCATTGAAAGGTTTCCTCCGCCCCGGCACCGATGCAGCTGGCAACGTCGCGCCCAACACCTTCGCCAACGGCGGCATCATGACCTCCAGCGGGCCGGCACCGCTGAAGCGCTACAGCCAAGGCGGCATCGCCAACCGCCCGCAGCTGGCGCTCTACGGCGAGGGCAGCAAGCCCGAGGCTTATGTGCCGCTGCCTGATGGCCGCCGCATCCCGGTGGCGCTGCAGGGGCAGGACAAGATGCGCGACGCCATGGGTGCCGGGCCGACGCAGGGCATGGGTGCCCCGGTGCTCAACATGAGCTTCCATAGCACCAACATCGGCGGCGTCGAATACGTCAGCCGCGATCAGCTGGAGGCTGCCATGGCCGAAACCCGGCGCGCTGCATCCCGCGACGGCGCAAAGCGTGGCATGACCATGACGCTCGATAAACTGCAGCAGAGCCCGTCCACCCGTACCCGTGTGGGGCTGCGCTGATGGCTGAGCAGTTCCCCCGGATCAAGCCGACCACCCGAGCCTTCAAGCTCGGCAGCTTCCCGGTGAAGGTCTACCGGGCGCTGTCGGGTGCAACGGTTAAACGCGCCTTCGGCAACCGTGCGACCGGCTATGAGCTGCAGCTCGGCTACGACAACATCCCCGACGCCACCACCGAGCAGCTGCTCGCGCACTACAACGGCAGCTCAGGCGGCTTTGAGCGCTTCACGCTGCCGGCTGATCTGTTTGTCGGCATGACCACCACGCTGCGCGGCTACATCCAAGCGCCGACCAGCATCAAGTGGGAATATGCCGGGCCGCCTGAGGTGCAGTCGGTGTTCACCGGCCGCAGCCGTGTCTCGATCACCCTGCTCGGGGAGCTCGACTACTGATGGCCGAGCTGCGGATCTGCCAGTTCTTCAAGCTGCTGACCACCGATGGCGTCACCCACCGCTATCAGAACTATTTCGTCGGCCAGAACGCTTCGCTGCTGAGTGAGAGCTACAGCTTCGCGCCGTTCCGCGCTGAGGGTGCGCTGGCCGCGCTCAACGGCGAAAACTCGCAGCTGCAGGTGCTGTTCCCGCATGTTGACTTCGCGCTGGTGCTGGTGGAGCGCGGCGACGGCAACCGGCTCAGCGAGCTGACGCTCACCACCGCCTGGCTGAACGCCAGCGGCAGCATCACCAACACCGCCACCGACTTCTACATCGGGCTCGGCGCCAGCTTCAGCGACACCACCATCGAGCTGCGGTTCCGCTCCGCGATCGACAGCGTGGGATCCTCTTTCCCCGGCCGCAGCTTCACCCGCGACATGGTGGGGCCGCTGCCGCTCAACTCGGAGCTCTACCTGCGATGAACGATCTGGTCGGCCTCCGCTACGGCTGGGGACATCGGCCGGGCGATGGCAGCGGCTGCACCGACTGCTTCCAGCTGGCCTGCGAGGTGCGCGACCGGCTGGGGCTCAGCGACTACCGCGACCGGTTCGCGTGGGTCTACCGCGACTGGGCCGAGGAAACCTTCCCGCGCTCGATGATCGTGCGCTGGGTGCTCGAGCACGGCACCAAGCTGGAGAAACCTCGCCGCGGTGCGATCGCGCTGCTGCCGACTGAAGCCGGCGCTGCCCTTGGCACCTATCTCGGCCGGGCGCTGCTGTTCATCGGACCGGGGCAGAATGTAGTGCAGGCGCCGCTACCTGATGGCGTGGCGCGCTTCTTCTGGATGGATCGATGACGCGCAAGCTGCTGCCCTACGAGCACGAGCTGATCGAGACCCTCAAGATCACCAAGGAGGAGTATCTCGACTTCCTCGCGGTGCAGCACGACTTCACGCGATCGCGTGAGGAGAAGCTGCAGGAGCTGCGCGCCGAGCCCTTGTCGATCATCCTTGCGGTGGTCGGCATCATCCTGCAGGCGGTCAGCTACCTGCTGGCACCAAAGCCGGAGCTGGAGCAGAAAAACCAGCGCCAGCGCCGTGATCAGGTGTTCGCGCCACGCTTCGGCTTCAACTCGCAGCAGGAGCTCGCCAAGTACGGCGACACGGTCAATCTGGTCTACTGCAACACCGGCGACAACGAGACCGGTGGCGTGCGCGTGGCCACCTCGCTGATCTGGTCGGCGGTTCACTCGGAAGGCTCGAGTCAGTTCATGCAGATACTGGTGGCGGTGGGCGCCTCCGACATTCAGCGCATCGGACCCGGCCGCATCGCCTTCGGTCAGACACCAATCCGCCAGCTGGCAGCCGGCAAGACCTGGGCCTACTTCGGCGCCAACCGGCCGCTGGTGTTCTCCGATCTGATCCGCGGCGATGAGACGGACCCGACCCGAGTTGGGGAGGCACCCGGCAGCGCTGCCTACCGGCCAACACTGATTGGTGACAAACACGAAGACGGCTTTAGCCAAGCCTTCTCGCCGAGCACCATGACCCGGTTCGGCGTGTTCGCGCCGATCCCGATCAACGTCAACTACATCGATCGCGACGAGGACGGTGACGAGCGGGACGCCCCGGTCGGCATCGAGATCGACGGGCTACAGGATTACTGGCCCACCAACGTGCTCAACGACGCGCGGCCGGTGGTGCCTGTCGGGCAGCGCATGACGCTGATTTTTCGGCGGATCACGTCCACCGACAGCGACACCGCACGTGCCGCGCGCGAGCTCCGCCGGACGCTCTCCAGCTACATCGACGCAGCCAGCACCTACAAGCTGGGCAGCGCCAAGTTCCGCGTGGCTGCAGCGATCAAGAACGTCGAGCTGGACGATGGCTCGATGCGGGTCAGGATGGAGTGCATCGAGTCCGGTGTGTGCCCGACCGAAGACTACGGCACGGAAGACTTCAAGAAGAACGGCAAAGAAGCCAGCCGCGAAATTGTGCTCCTGAAGCAGGAGATCACCGCGCTGAATGAGCAACTGCTTCGCAATGAGCCGATCCTAAAGGCCGGCGTTGGCGATAGCATTAAAGCAAAGCTAAACGAAATCAATCAACTTAAAGACACGATTGCTGACCTAGAAGATAAAAAGTGGACATCAGCAGAACTTGACCAACTACTCATCAACGCAGAATTCTACGATCCCGTCGTGGTTGACTACGCACAGCGCGTAGACGGACTGCGCGATCGTCGCAAGCAACTTGATGATCTGATTGAGGATGAGCTTGACAAGCCACGAGAAAACCGGCGCTACAACAAGATTGCAGATTGGCGAAGCGAGAAACGAGATTGCAACGATAAACTTAAGCGCGCGCAGGCGAAGTTAGACAAAGCCTTCCAGCAGTACGGCCTAGCTGATGGCGTGATTCCAGGTCGCGGAAAGACGCTTAAGCAAGAGAAGCAGGCTCTCAATAAACGTGAAAACAGGCTTAACAATGAGATCGCCGAACTGACGGCAGACGCCAACAACCTCAATCTCGCTGAAATGGCCGCACGCGATGAAAGGCTGCGAGAACAGATCAGCACCAAGCAGAAACGCATCACCTATCTGGAGGACTACCTCTCACGGCCGGAGGCATGGAACGACTTCTTCAACACCAAGTGCTTGGTGAAGATGGAGGAGGCCGGCTACGAAACGATCACCGAGTGCCGCGTGGTCGATTTCGCGATCAAGGCCAAGGTGTTCAAACGCATCCAAGGCCGCGCCAAGAAGTACGGCGAGGAGAAGGTCAAGAACTACCGCGACAGCGACAACGGCACGAAGGTGCGCTCTGCCTTCTTCTGGGTGCGCTACCGCCGCACCGGGCAGGAATGGGCGCGGCTGCCCTACATCTTCGCGGTGCGCCGTGGTGCTGATGTCGACAATTTCGTGTCTTTGAAGTTTATCGCAGGCGACAACATCGGCAACTGGCAGTTCAGATTTGATCCGATTGCGGAAACGGCTGCAGAGATGCGCACGCACGGCTTCGCTGATTTCGCCTACATCGAGAACAGCGGCGACACGGTGGTGCTTCCCGGCCCGGCCGGTGGGCAGTTCACCTTCCTTGGCTCGGTACGCACCCGCGCTGGCTCGCGGCCACCGCTCAACGTCAACCCGTCAGAGGTGGATGAGTGGGGCCTGTTCTCCGTTCGCTCGGACACGCAGATCAGCTTCAGCTTCGAGGGTGGTCCCGAGTTCGCGATCACCGCTGTGACCGAGCAGCGCGTCGAGCCTTTCAGCACCTACCCGAACCTCTACAACGGCCTCCAGCTGATGGGCTTCAACGCCTACAGCGGCCAGGGCATTCAGGATCTGCGCTCGCTGTCGGTGTTCGTGCTGGAAGGCAAGAAGCTACGCCGCCTGCGCGACGACGGCACCTACCCCAGCCAGCCGGACGGATCCAGCAGCTACGCGCCCGACATCTTCCTCGACACCATCCTCGATTCGCAGAACGGCATCGGCCGCTTTGCCAAGATCGGCGGCGTGGACCTTGAGGCGCTGGCGCTGGCCAAGCGCTTTTGCCGTCAAAACAACCTGTTCATGGATGGCGTGATTGCAGACAAGGCGCCATGGCGTCAGTTCTGGGCTGAGGTGGCACCGTTCTCGCTGCTCGAGCTCGGCCGTGTCGGTGGCCGCGAAACTCTGGTGCCGGCCGTGCCGTGCGATAACGACGGCAACATCACCCGCGAGGTGACGATCACCGCACTGTTCAACCAGGGCAACATCCTCGAGGACAGCTACCGCGAGGAGTTCGTCGATTTCGGCAGCAACGTGCAGGACCTGATCGCATCCGTGATCTACCGCGACACTGAAATCGAGGGCACCTTCCCCCGCAACCGCAGCGTGGAGGTGAGCCGCTCGGACGTGACCGAAGCGAACGCCGTGCGGCAGACCTTTGATCTCTCCCAGTACGTCACTAACCGCAGCCAGGCGATCCTGTTCGGCAAGCTGCTCTGCAATCAACGCCGCTTCATCCGCCGCGCGATCGACTTCTCGACCTTCCCCACCGACAGCGTGCTGGAGCCCGGCTCCTACATCTACGTGGCGATCGGCGAGAACCAATGGGATCAGGTCACCACCGGCGTGGTGGAAGCCGGCGGCGTGCTCAACACCCCAATCGGGCAGGTACCAGACGGCAGCGACCTGAAGGCACTGGTCTACCAGTCCGGCAGCGCCGTGATCCAAGTGGACAGCGTGACCGTCACCAACGGCACCGCGGCCGCGCTGGCGCCTTATACCGGCCGCTTGTTCGTGCTCGGTCAGACGATCAACCGCAAGCGGGTGTTCCGCGTAACCGAAGTGCAGATGGATGAAGAAGGGCAAGTGACCGTGAGTGCCATCGAGCATCCGTGCGTTCAATCAGACGGCCGCACCTTGAGCCGCATCGCCAACTTCGCGGATAGTGTGTTCACTGTTCGCTAGCCTGATTTCAGACTGGGCCGCTGTTCATGGGTTTCTACACAGGCCGCACCGGCAAGCTCGAATTCTGGGATGGCACGGCCTACAAGCCCGTGGCCAAGATCCGCGACTGGTCCCTCGAGACCAGCCTCGAACTGCTTAGCACCACCGCGATCGACAGCACCGTCACCACCTACACGCCCGGCATGAAGTCGGCGAGCGGTAGCGCGACGCTGCTCTACTACCGCTTAGAGACCGGTGAGTCGGACGCGCTGGCCGAGTTCACGGCACTGCTGCGCAAGATCCACAAAGTGGGCGCCATCACTGAAGCTGATCGCGTCAGACTAAACCTAAAGGTTGGCGACAATGCAGCTGATAACATTGAATTCAATGCCTACATTACATCGGCGCAGGTTGGTGTCAGTACCGGCGAACTTGTATCAGTACCGATCCAGTTCACGGTAGATGGAGACTTCCTTGATAATGGCGTGATTGCCCCTGGCAGAGTGTCACGCCCCATTCTGATTATTTGATAATGGCGTGATTGTTGCCGTCGATGTTACTCGCCCCGTCCTGAGCACATGACCTTCTTCCTCGGCACCAAAGGAAACATCCGCCTGAGGCGTGGCACCTCGGTGCAGATGGGCGAGCTGGTTGATGAGATCAGCCCCGACGACGTGACTCTGACGTTGAACCGGCTGGGCTTCAACAGCGCAGGCGCCAACCTGCTCACCGGCGACCGCGTGGACATCGCCACCAGTGACGCCCGTGGGCTGGTCTGCTTTGCGGCTGGCGCGTGGAATGACTCGGTGCTGCGCCCCAGCATCGCTGCCTACGTCAACGTGAACGCTGCCGGTGGTCTGCGTTTCTTCCGCAGCTTCACTGATGCGATTAACAACGTGCGCGCCAATGAGCTGCCGCTGGCGGCTTTCACCGGTGCACCGCTGCCGATCACCGTGGCGATCAAGGACACCACCTACAACGTGCTCGGGAATGTGGTCGAATACACGCTGGCCACCGATCGCGAGGCCATCGACTCCACCAGCCTCAGTGATCGTTTCCGCCAGCTCTACTCGGCCGGGTTGCTGTCAGGCAGTGGCACAATCACCTGCGCCTTTGACTACACCACCTCTGGCGTTACCGAGACACCGCTGCTGATGCTGCAGCTGATCAACCGCTTGGACATCGGCAGCGAGTTCGATTGCGCTCTGTACCTCACCGACAAGGCAAACGATGAGACGGTGCAGAACGTCTATTACGAGTTCACTGCAATGGTGACCAAGGCCGGCGTTGAAGTGCGCGCTGGCGACATCATCAACAGCACGATCGACTTCGTTGCGACTGGTGAAATCAAACTGCTGATCGGTCAGGCTTCCGGCTACGTGCTGAAGGAAGACGACGACAAGATCAAGCTTGAGCAGAGTCTCGACTTCTTGCTGACAGAACCGGACGACTAACATGGGCCTGAGCAGTGGTGCCCCTGGAGGCTGAGCCTTGGCAGACCAACGCATTACCCAGCTGACGGCGCTGCCCAAGGCTTCGGTGGCAGCCACCGACGTGCTGCCGATCGCCGACATCTCGGCATCCGAGACCAAGAAGGTCACCGCCAAGGACTTGGTGGATGCCGGTCTCGATCTGGTGGATGCCAGCTCGATCGATCTCGGCAAGCTCGACCAAGCAAGCACCACCAAGCTCGGCACCGCTGCGCTGGCTGATGACGCCATCACAGCGGCCAAGCTGGCTGACAGCAGTTCGGTCTCCATCAGCGCCAGTGCGCCAACCACAGACAACTTCGAGGGGCGCGGCTGGGTCAGCCAAAGCACCGGCACGCTGCGCGTCTTCCGCTCCGGCGCCTACACCGCGCTGACGCCTGAGCTGGTGGATGGCTCGGTGACCACAGCCAAGCTGGCTGATGGTGCGGTCACTACGGCAAAAATTGACAGCGGTGGTCTTGGTACGGCCGCGCTGGCGGATAATGCTGTCACCTACGCCAAGCTGCAGAACACCAGCGGCAGCAACGTGCTGCTGGGGCGCAGCACTGCAGGCGCGGGCAACGTCGAAGAGATCACCTGCACCGCGCAGGGCCGCGCGCTGCTCGATGACGCAGACGCTGCCGCACAGCGCGCCACGCTGGGGCTTGGCACGCTCGCCACGCAGAACGGCACGTTCTCGGGCACGTTCTCGGGCACCAGCTCCGGCACGAACACCGGCGACCAGACGATCACCCTCACCGGCGATGTCACCGGCTCCGGCACCGGATCGTTCGCGGCGACGATCGCGAACAGTGCCGTCACCGAAGCGAAACTGGCGACCAATGCCGTCACCACCGCCAAGATCTTCGAGGGCAGCGTCACCGGCGTGAAGCTGGCCAACAATTCGGCCGCAGTCGTTGCCTCCACCGTGCCAGCAGGCGCTGGCGCGTTCATCGGTCAGCAGTGGCTCAACACCAACACCGCGATCGAATACACCTGGGATGGCTCCAGCTGGGTGCGGCAGGCATCGCTTGGCGCGGTGCTGCTGTTCTCCGAGACCACACCGCTGAACTTTACGGTCAGCTATCCCGACCCCTACACCGCGAGCGTTGCGGTGGGTGTAGACACGCAGGCTGCGGGTCGCGTATGGGCAGGCCCCACCAGCGGCGCTGATACGACCCCAACCTTCCGTGCGCTGGTGCCTAGCGACCTGCCGGATGCCACCGCCAGCACCAAGGGCATCATCCAGCCTGGCACCGGCCTCACCGTCAGCAGCGGCACGCTGAACCACAGCAACAGCACAACCGCCGGCACCTACACCAAGTTGACGGTGGATGCGCAAGGCCATGTCACAGCTGGCGCGTTGCTGTCCGCTTCGGATGTTCCTGAGCTGGCCGCCAGCAAGATCACCAGCGGCACCTTCGGCACCAGCTATATCGCCGACGATGCAATCACTGGCCTGAAGCTGGCCAACTACTCCACCGCAAAGGTTGGCGAGACTCTGCCGACTGCGGACTACATCGGGCAGATCTTTCTTAATCCGCTCGACAAAGCCTTCTTCATGTGGGATGGCAACGTCTGGCAGCCGATCGGCATCTCAGCCGGTTCTGTGATCTTTGCCGGTACGTACAACGCCAGCACCAATCAGATCGCAACGGTGACCACTGAGGGCACCGCGATCGGGCTCAGCGTCGGTAACCCGCTGCCGACAGCCAGTGCCATCAATGAGTCCTACTACGTGGTGGTGTCCACCGGCGGCACCGGGACCAGCCCGGCGCCTGCTGTGGCATTGGCACCGCCTGACCTGATCCTGTCCAACGGCAGCAACTGGGTCGAAATCGATGTCAGCTCCACTTTCGTGGCGCAGACCGCATCGAACGTTGGGTTCACGCCGGCTGCCAACTTGGCCAGCACCAACGTGCAGGCAGCGCTCGAGGAAGTCTCAAATGAATGCCGCAACGCCGATAACGTGACCAGCGGCACGCTGCTCGCGACGCGCGGCGGCACCGGCTTCGGCAGCTACACCAAGGGCGACCTGCTGGCAGCTTCCGGCGGTGCGGCACTGAGCAGGCTGGCCGTCGGCACCAGCGGCCAGGTGCTGCGCGCCAACAGCGCCACAGCCACCGGCCTCGAGTGGGGCGCCGACTTCGTGGGCACGGTCACGACCGTGAGCAGCTCCACCGGTGCGCTCACCGTTGCAAATGCCACCACCACGCCGGCGCTGACGATCCGATCGGCCACTACATCGGTGGACGGCATCGTGCAGCTGAGCGACAGCGTGAGCACCAGCAGCTCGGTGCTGGCGGCAACATCCACCGCGGTGAAGTCGGCTTACGACTTGGCGAACGCGGCGCTGCCCAAGGCTGGCGGCACCATGACCGGGCCGCTTGAGCTGGGTGCTGGCGTCTCGATCGTGTTCGAGGGCGCTACCGGCGATGCGTTCGAGACAACGCTCACCTGCGCCGATCCAACAGCCGATCAGCAGATCACGCTGCCAAACCTGACCGGCACGGTGGCACTCACCAGCCAGCTTGATGACGGGACCTACTGATCGGTCCAGTTAGCCTGAGGCGATAACTTCCGGCCCCAAAGGAGGGCGTTAAGGAATGGCACTGCAGCACCTGCGCAGCAGCACCGCACACAAGCGGCCGGTGCCCGGCAATATGTCGGACGGTCAGATCGGCATCAATACCAACCTTGCTAGCCCCGGCCTGTTCTTCAAGGACACGAACGGCGATCTGGTGAAGGTCGGCCCGGTGCATGTCGGCACCACAGCGCCGAACGCTTCGCCAGCCAGCGGCGGCACTGCGGGCAACAGCGTGGGTGAGCAGTGGCTCGACACCACCGGCGGCACCTACGTGTTCAAGGTGTGGGATGGCAGCGCATGGCGCAGTGAGACCGGCACGTTCGTGGACGTGAACGGCGACGTGATGACCGGCGCGCTTGGCATCATCGCGGGCTCGAATGGATCGCCGGGGATCTACTTCTCGGGCGACACCAATACCGGCATCTACAGTCCTGGCGCAGACCAAGTAGCCATCAGCACTGGTGGGTCTGGAAAGTTATTTGTAAACAATGCGGGGGAGGTTGATGTATCTTCGGCAAATGCGCGTTTGTATATTACAACTACTGGCGCCAATACCGCTGTAGCGACGCTTAGAAATGCTAGTTACTATTACAACATTAACCTTGATGGAGCCAATGGTGGGCTGACGTTTTATAACGGCACCGAACGCCTGCGAATCACAGCGGCAGGGCTCGTGGGCATAGGGACTAGTGCGCCTAATAGTGCATTCGAAGTTGGCACTAGCGGCGTCAACTTAGATGGATCAATGTCTGCACTTCCTGGTGCAGCAGCAGACGCCGCAGTGATTATAGGCAAAACAAACGCATTAGGATCTGCTCCCTTTGACCAAGCTGGATCAATTATTTATCGTCCACGAGTAAGCAGCGTCGCTGGTAGAAGTTCTCATATCTTCTACACTGGTAGCCCATCCGCAATTCGGATGGTTATCAACGAGACAGGCAACGTCGGTATCGGCACCACGAGCCCTGGTTATGCCCTTGATGTCAACGGCGCGGGATCTTTTTCAGGTTCCTTGCGAGCGACCAGTACAGGGACTTTTACAGTTCTTCCAGCCGGTGTTTCTGGTAGCTGGACTGGCTCAGGTTTTGCTATTCAGTCAGAAGCAGGTACGGCACCGATTGGATTCCTCCAAGGCGCTTCCGAACGCGCCCGCATCGACAGCTCCGGCAGGCTCTTGGTTGGAACTTCTACGGCGCGTGCAAACTTCCTAAATACCACAGGCACCGCCCGCTTGCAGGTAGAAGGCACTGATGCAAACAATAGTGTAGTTAGCATCACCAGAAACTCTGCCAACACTGGTGGCGCTTTTCTTTATCTCAATAAAACGAGGGGAGCCGCTGTTGGTGATAACACCATTGTCCAATCAGGCGATACTCTTGGCGGTGTTGTATTTGAAGGATCTGATGGATCTGAGTTTGTAGCTGGAGCTTGGATTCTTGGCGAAGTAGACGGCACCCCTGGCGCTAATGACATGCCGGGCAGGTTAGTGTTCTCCACTACCGCCGACTTAGCAAGCAGCCCGACGGAGCAACTGCGCATCACCTCCGATCGTTATGTGCGCCTTGCATCCGGCACCGGCGGCATCCAGTTCGGCGGCGACACCGCCGCAGCCAATGCGCTGGACGACTACGAGGAGGGCACCTTCACGCCGACCATCGTGGGCACGTCCACCGCGGGCACTGCGACCTATGCAGCCAACGGGCAGGTGGGGCGATACACGAAGATCGGCAACCGCGTCTTCTTTGATCTCTACCTCAGCTGGACCGCTCACACCGGCACTGGCGATCTGCAGATCAACGGCCTGCCCTTCACGGTGCAGAACACCACCAACCTCAACCGCAATTACAGCGCCATCCTCAACGTGGTCGCGATGACGGCCGGCAACCTTGGCGCCGCGTTCTCATCGCCCAACACCACTGCAGTCGCGCTTCGTCAGATGCCGACCGGTGGTGGATCTGTCGCGACCATCCCGATGGACACCAGCGCGCAGATCTCCATCTCGGGCTGTTTCGAGGCCTAACCTACGCTCACACCTAATCAGACCGGAGGCCTGATCGGATGACACTCACCAAGCAGTCGATCGTTGACAAAATTGAGGTGGTCGGACCCTACAGCCACATTCAAGTGCGCGTCTGTGAGCGCGTGCTTGAGGATGGCGAGGTAATCGCTGAGCGCTACCACCGCCACGTGATCACGCCTGGCGCAGACACTTCGGCCGAAGATGAGCGCGTGCAGGCGATCGCAAGCGCAGTCCACACTCCTGAAGTAATCTCCGCCTACGAGGACTCTCTCGCATGAGCACCACCTTCACCTGGGGCATTGCCAACCTCGACCGCAAGCTGGCCGATGGCGCCGTCACCTGTGTTCATTGGACGCTGCAGGCGCACGATGGCACGTACTCCGCGAGCGCCTATGGCTCGATCGGGCTGCCTGAGCCTGACCCCGAGAACATGATCCCGTATGCCAACCTGCAGCCTGCTGAGGTGATCGGCTGGGTGCAGGATCAGTTCGGTGCCGAAAAGGTCGCTGAGATCGAGGCCGCACTCCAGCAGCAGCTGGATCAGCAGCGCCATCCCGTCACCGGCCAAGGCCTGCCATGGCAGTAAAAGCCAAGACCGGCACCGCGCGGCTCGATCATCAGGCCGGGCCGCCCAAGACCACGCGCCAAGGGTTCGGCCAACGCAGCCGGCCCCGGCGCCGCGGGAAGAAGCCCCTCCGCGGGCAGGGCCGGTAGTGGACAGGGACACGCTCGAAAACTGGCGCAAGATCCGCGACCACCTAGAGCGTGTCGGACAAACCGAGAACCACTACTACCGGCGAGCGCTTGCCATCCTCGCCGGTAGGCCTGATCCCTTTGATCGGTACCATGAAACCGAGCCAAGGCGCGCCGATGGCGGAGGACACCAAGACCGTTAGCGGCGTCTTCGCGGCGTCCCTCCCCGCTGCACTCGCTGCCGGCATGGTCGCCATTGGCGCGCTCCTCATCTCCATGCAGGTTCAATCCGCACGGATCGAGGCCACCATCGTGCAGATGGCCAAGTCGGTGGATGAGCTGAAGACCGACGCCCGCGCTGAAATCGCCGATCTGGATCAGCGCGTGCGTGCCCTTGAACGCCGCGACTAACTTGAGGGCAGCGCCATGGATGCAATGAGCCCCGAAACCGTAGCGATCATCGCGATCATCATCGCCGCAGGTAGCGAGATCATCGCGCTCACCCCGCTCAAGTCCAACAGCTGGATCCAGCTGCTGCTCACTGCAGCGCGGATGGTCTTCCCAAAAAAGCGCTGAGCCATGTCCAACGCCGCACCGATCACCCTCGAGCAGCTGTTCCGCTACTACAAGAGCCTGCCGCATCAGGCCGCAGCGATCGCGCAGCTGGAGCAGGATCTCGCCGTGAACGGCTACGCGGCAGCGATGCGCCGCGATCGGGCATGGTTCAACACGTGGAGCCAGGACGGCAAGCAGGCGGATCTGGCAGCAGCGCTGAAGCTGATCAAGGACTTCGAAGGCTGTCACCTCGACGCCTATCCCGATCCGCTGAGCGGCGGCGCACCGTGGACGATCGGCTACGGGACAACGCGCTACAGCGACGGGCGCGCCGTCAGCAAAGGCGACAGGATCAACGCGATCGAAGCTGACATGCTCCTGCGGCAGGAGGTGGATCGCATCGCCGCGAAGCTGCGCACCACCGTGCCCTATTGGGTGGAGATGACCGACGCGCAGAAGTGCGCGCTGATCTCCTTCGCCTACAACCTTGGCGCTGGGTTCTACGGCACCAAGGGTTTCGAGACGATCAGCGCCAGGCTGCGTGAGAAGAACTGGGCCGGCGTGCCCGATGCCCTGCTGCTCTACCGCAACCCCGGCACCAACGTGGAGGCCGGCCTCAAGCGGCGCCGCATCGCTGAGGGTGACCTGTGGGGCCGTGAGCGGCAGACCACCGGGCCGATCAGCGCGATGTTCACGCCGGAGTCGCCGTTCAGCCACAAGCTGACCCCGCACATCACATACGGCGAATTTGCGCTCGGCCAAGAGGCGCGGCGCTTCGATCATCAGCATCAGTGCGACACCGCCATGCGGATCGCGCAGTTCCTCGAGAAGACCCGCGCGCAGTTCGGCGGCAAACCTGTGGTGATCACATCGGGCTACAGGCCGGCAGCAATCAACAAGCTGATCGGTGGCGCCAGCAGCTCAGAGCACCTATACAACGCACCGGGTGTGGGTGCGGTGGACTTTTATATCGAAGGCGCCGACATCTACGCAGTGCAGGCTTTTTGCGACAAGCAGTGGTCGTATTCGCTCGGGTACGGCGCACCTCGCGGTTTCGTTCACCTTGGCATTCGTCAGGGCGCACCTAGGGTGCGGTGGGATTACTGAGCGCCTAGTGCCCCTTCCTGATTACGAGATCCACGATCTCTGCAAGCGCCACGCGATGGTGGTGCCGTTCGATCCTGATCTGGTGAACCCGGCCAGCCTCGATGTGATGCTTGGCGATCGGATCATGATCGAGGTGGCGGAGTCGCCGCAGCTGCAGATCCACGGCATCGCCGGCCACACCGCGGAGGATCCGTACTGGCTGCAGCCGGGCGAGTTCTGCCTCGCGGAAACGCGCGAGATCTTCAACCTGCCGGACTGCATCGCCGCTCAGTTCGTGCTGAAGTCGAGCCGCGCACGCGAAGGCCTCGAGCACCTGCTGGCCGGCTGGTGTGATCCAGGCTGGCATGGCAGCCGCCTCACGCTGGAGCTAAGCAACGCGCGCAAGATGCACCCGGTGGCGATCTGGCCCGGCATGAAGATCGGGCAGATGGTCTTCCACAAGATGGAAGGCATCCCCGGCCGTAGCTATGCGGTCACCGGCAGGTACAACGGCGACGTGGCCGTGACCGCGAGCAAGGGCTAAGCTGACGCCGGAGAATCCTGTGAGGACGCGCCCCGGCCTAGCCAGCTGGGGCTTTTATTTGCGCATCGGATGCGCCAGCTCTGCCATGCGCAGCCGGTGGATCCTGATCGGCGCTTCGGCCGGATCATCGAGCGGGATCATCGTGAAGTCGTCGCACCCGTGGCGCTCGGCCCAGTGCTGCGCGCCGGTGTGGGTGGAGAACGGCCCGACGTGCCACGGGCCGATTCGGAGGATGTAGGTCATGGGTGGAGATTACGCCGCATACGGCGCACCCTGCGCCCCGGTCACAATCCTTCACACTTCCCGTTTCGGTTCTCCCCGCTACCGTTGGCCCAGCGGCGGCCAGCCCATGCGGGCGTTCTACCTAGAGATCTCCGCCAAGCTCATCATCCGGTCAAACACCGATCCCGACGACATCGCGGCCGACATTTACAGCCAGCTGGCCGAGTTCCTCCCGCCCGACGAGGACATCATCGAGATCGACGTGACGACAGTTCCCCTGCCGCCGGACCTTGGATCGACACCACATTGACGAGACCCGCCTGGTCACACGTCGATCGGCGCGCGATCAGATCCACCTCGCATGGAACTACCGCTGCGCCTACTGCGGCGATCCGCTAGGTCGCTCACCGACGCTCGATCACGTCGTGCCCAAGGTGCACGGCGGCCTGACCGTGCGCGAGAACCTGATCAGCTGCTGCTTGATGTGCAACAGCCAGAAGGGCCACAAGGAGTGGGTCAGCTGGTACCGCGCGCAGCACTTCTGGACACCACTGGGCGAGTGGGCGATTGCGCGGTGGATTGCAGGGGAGGGTAACGTTGGCGCCTAGACCTTCTTCTGGAGAGTCTGGGCGTTCCCGTAGAGGCCGGCTGCGGGCACCAGGTGGACACCGCGTGAGGACCCACCACCGGCCACATTATTAAGAGATGTTGCAGCGGTCGCAGATGCACCGTCCATCGACTATATTGAATGAGTCGGGAGCGATCCCGGCGTCCACCGCACCTAGAAAAATGAATACACTCTCTGCCGGCCTCGAGGCACTGGCTGACACGCTCCGCTCTGCGGAAGCAGTTGTTGCCGCCTTCCAGACCTTGCGGGACACCACCACCGAAGATCGGTGGGAGGAGCTCTGCAGCGATGAGCTGCTAGATGCTCTGCTGTGTGCCTGCACTGATCTGGAATACCACCTCGAGCGCTGATGGACCGGCCCGCTTCGGCGGGCCTTTTTTTTTGCCTAGCGGTCGGCGCTATCCGTAAGGACGCGCGCGGTGTTGCAGTCGCGGTGGCTGCAGCTGAAACCGTATCGGAGGCCGCTTCAATCAGCACCCAGGCGGGATTCGAACCCGCATCGTCCTGCAGCGCAGTGACCGCCCTGTCCGATTGGTTCGCACTGGGTGAGCCCGATGCCATAGGCAGAGCGGGAACACGATCACGCTACGGCAGGATCCTGCTGCACACCCACAGCGCGATCAGGCACGTCGCCCAATACTCGAGCACCAGCACCAGCACGTCGCGCAGCATCAGCGTGCCAGCAGGTGGTCGAGGTAGAGCTCGGCCTGCCACAGGTCGCTCGAGTAGCGGCAGATCCCACCGACGCAGCTGCGGTAGTACAGCTCACCGCCACCATCAGGCTCCAGCGTTTCGATCCATCCGCCGTCACGATCCGTGCGGCTGATCACCTTCGGCTGGCTCATAGATCTCGCACTTCGCCGCATAGCGGCCGCCGCTCTGCTTCGATTCTGGCAACGCCAGTTCGCAGCGCTGCCGGTGGGTGCACCAATGCAGACAGTCCCAACACATGCGCTGGCCGCCAGCCGGGCGCAGCTTCACCAGCGCTGCCTCGTAGATCTTCTGCGCCCGCTGGAACGCTTCCTGCAGGTGCATGGTGCCGGTGTCAGCCTCCAGCTGGTGCTCGGGCTTCGGTCCAAGAATGACCCGTGCGTGCCAGTTCCGATCGGAGCGGCTGCACACCAGCAGCAGGCGGCCGGCGTGCAGTCTGATCATTCTTCCTCGCCGTATGCCGGCTGATGGAAGATCCGCTCGAGCTGCATCGATGGCGGCTCGGTGTCGTTGTTGGTGACGTAGGCCGCCACCGGATCGCTCGGATCCGCAGCGGTGAACACGGTCGGCCAGAGCCGCTCCTTCACCACCACCAGACTGGTGCGCGGGCTGCGCACCAGAACCCACAGCGCTGCGCGCTCCAGCAGGTTCAAACCGGGCAGGTGCATCATCCCTCCAGTTTGCCGAGCAGTCGCCGCAGATACCACTGCGCCTTGGCCAGCGATACCGCCTCACCCTTGTGGCGCTCGCGCCAGGTGTACTTGATCACGTTGCCCTTGCAGTAGCCGCGAAACTCCTCCGGCGTCAGAGCGGCCTCGATCGCATCAATGCACTCGATGCCACCCTGCCGGTAGTGGTCTGGGTTGATCTGGTCGTTCATTGCAGCCATCCCCATGCGATGCCCTTGCAGATGCGCCATGCGTGTTTCTTGTCGATCTCATACCGGTCGGCCAGCTGTTGGTAGCTGAGCCCGGCAGCGCGAAGCTGGCGCAGCTCGCGCACCAGCTCCTCGCTCAGGATCACGGCGAAGTTCTCTTCACCGCGCTTGAACGGCCGGCTCATCGCCACTTATCCCCCAGCAGCTGCTGGCGGCAGACCTCGATCGCCTGCTGCGCCTGCTTCTGCGTCATCACCGACTCGGTGGCATCCATGGCGCGCACCACGCGGGACAGCAGCTCGGGGTATGACGTGTCGCGGAAGTTGGCAGCCAGGTCGCGGCAGAACTCATCCCACAGCCCTGTGTAGGTGCCGCAGGTGCGGCCGCTGCGTTCGTAGAGCGCGTCCATCATGTCGGCGCGCATCTGGTCAAGCTTGACTGCTTCGCTCATGGCTCGAGGAGTTGGCGGATGTGGAGCAGCTCAGCGCAGAGCTGCTGGCGGTTGCGGAGCCCAACGGTGCCGCACAGCTGATCGATGCGGATGTCGATCAGCTGGCGGATCCGCTGGCGCTCCTCAGTCTGACCAGCCGTGAACGCACTGGTGTCGCTCAGCAGCTGCTCGATGCGGTGGCGGATGTCGCTCATGGATGCGAGATACGGACGGTGGCGATGCCATCGAGCGGCACACCAAGGCGGTGGGCAGCACCGGCGCTGAGATCGATCGAGCCGCAGTCGCACCGATCGGTGACGCGCACCGTGAGCGTGCGGCCGCGGTGGCTGACGCGCACCGGTGTGCCGCATGGCAGCCATGGATGCGCGGCGCTGATGCCCCAGTGCTGGTAGGTGGTACCGCAGTAGGTGGTGCGGCCGTGATACCAGCCGTCGTAGACCGTGGCGGTTACCTGCCGGGCGTGCACCGGGCTGGCCAGCAGCAGTGCGGCAGCGGTCAAGGCAGCGCGGATCATGCCACCTCCACCGCAGCGCCCGGCCAGCGCGCCTGCGCGTAGCGGATCGCGTGCTTCTTCGATTCAGCGCGCGTGATCCACGTCATCGGGCGGGCACCCTGCGGGTAGACCAACAGCCGGAACTCCTTGGTGCGTGCCTTCGGCCGCGGCCGGCTGATGCCGTCACCGTGCTGGCTAGTGGGCTCCTCATCTCTCCATGCGAACGGCAGCATGGCGCCGGTGATCTCAGGCATCGGTCTCTGGTGCAGGTGTGATCCACTCGATCTGTGACCACCACTCGATCCACGTGTCGGCGGCGATCAGCTTGGCTTCAGTGAGGCTGGTGGCCGTGACGCACTCGAGCACGTTCGCGGCCTTGATCTGGAAGTAGTAGCGCTGGGTGTCAGTCATGCCGCACCACCTGCTGCGTGCCGGAGTGGGTGGGGCTGTGATGCGCGCCGGATTCGACGCCGATCATGGCGAACACACTCGCAGCGATCAGGCAGCAGATGGCGTTGTTGATGTGGTTGATCATGATGCGAGCGCCCGGCGGACGCGGTAGCGGGTGAGGGTGAGGCGATCAGCGATCTGGCGCTGGCTGAGGCCGGTGCGGTGCAGGACGCGGATGCGGCGATCGTCGCTGGCGGTCAGCCAGTCGATCACGGCGACCACCAGCAGCAGCGGCAGGAGCAGCTTCCAGATCACCAGGAGAGTGGCGGTGAACATGGTGCAGTGTGGGTAGGTGTGCCGGGCCAACCGGCGGTGCAGCCTTACTCAGGGCGTGTTGGGCTCGTGGTGACGCGTCGTGTACCCGGTTCCGCGGGGAAGATTGTTTAGCGAGGGATCCCCGTCCCTCGTGTCACCACTATACACCGTAGACCGCGCACACTGTGCCCCTGCTGTCACACTTCGTTACGCCGCCACCGGTCGCGCTCCTCCACCGCCTCCACCCGCAGCTTGGTGTGCCCTGTGCTCAGCTCCAGCGGTACGCGCAGCACCGGCTTGTGCAGGTGCGCCACGCTCCAGCCCACCGCGTAGTCCGGCACCGCCAGCTCCACCGTGAACCACTTATGGCCGCACTCAGCGCACAGGCGCCGGCGCACCACCTGATCAGCCAGCCGATTGTTCGTGATCGGCACACGCAGCGTTGTGCTCGAGCACTTAGGGCATTCCATGGGCAACATGGGGCAATACGCCCCAGACAGATGAACTTCGGTGAGTGGATGGTGGCTGCAATACCACCGGAGAAACAGTTCGAGATCGAGAAGCAATGCCGGCAGCTGGAGCAGCACCCGCAGGCCGGCACCATTGCGGCAAAGCTCCTCAAGCAGTGCTACCACCAGCAGGAGATGCTCCAGGCCGCGGTGCACGAGATCGCGCGCTTGGAGCTCGAGCTGATGTAGCCCTAGAAGAGATCGGCCTCGACGATCTCGGTCACCACGCCATCAGTGGCGGCCGCCAAGCTCTGGGCAGCAGCCTGCGCAGTCACAGGCGGCACCCAGTCACGTGGCGGCTGCGCCACAGCGCTCACATACGCCAGCCCCTTCTGGCTGGTCTTCTTCCAGCCGCTGATCGGCACCTGCACGCTGCCGTACTGATCCGGCGTCTGGCTCATCACGAACGCGCAGAACGCATCCAGCTCCTCGACCTTCACGTTCAGCATTCCGCTGAAATCCACTTTGCTCTCGGGCTTGGTGGACTTGAAGATCGACAGGTTCAGCTTGAAGCTCATGGTCTCGGTTGGGTAGGTGGGTGGTTGGGCATCCCGCGCAGGTTTCGGGCTTCATAGGCCTCCACCTCAGCCACGGGATACAGGACACGGCCTCCGATCTTCACGAATCTCGGGCCGCGGTTCTGGCTGCGCCAGTTGTCGAGCGTGCTCAGCGTGACAACACCGCGCCACCTGGCTGCAAGCTCACGGGGCTGCAGGTAGCCCGGCTGATCAGAAGATTTCGTCATCGGGCACCTCCTTGGTGATCACCACCGGCGCAGGCTCGCGCAGCTTGGCGTTCAGATCCTCGAGCTTTGCCTTCGGCGCAGCAGGCTCAGGCACGCTCACGCGCACCGGCTCCACATCCACCACCTCCTCTTCGGTGTGGATGCCGACCAGCAGCTCGGGAATGAACAGCCGACCCCAGAACGCAGCCGCGCGGTACCGGATCATCAGCTCGGGCATGGTCTGCCACTTGCTGCCGGCCTTCGTCGCCCAGCCTTCCTTCTTGGCCATCGCCATCGTCACGGTCGGACCCTTGAGCTCCGCACCGCTGGCCAGCTCGGTCGCCGTGCAGAAGCAGGCCATCGCGTCACCGGTGCCGCTGACCTCGTACTTCAGCGGGCTGAAGCGGCCGCACCCGTTGATTAGGCCGATGATGAACTGGCTGCTCCAGCTCGGGCGCCCGTGGATGATATGCAGATTTTGCATAACCTGAAACGGGCTCATCCGCATACGGCCGGCGATCTCAAGCGCCACCAGGCAGTTGGCGAAACCCTGCTGCCCTTGGAACTGCGGCGGGATCAGCGTGCTGCTGGCCAGTGCCTTCGCGATGCGCTGTGCATCCTCAAATGCCTGGATGCCGGAGAACACGCTGCCTCCGGTAGTGGTCAGTGCTGTGGACTCGCTCATGGTTGGACTCTGAGGGTGAGGTAGAAGAACAGGCAGCCGGCCACCGCCGGCCAGAACTCGATCGGCCACAGCTCGCTCACGAACCATGCCCCGGCCAGCGCAGCCGCTGGTGCCCTGATGGCCGCAAACGAGATGCGCATCAGTAGAGCTCGATCTCGGGTGCAGTAGCCGGCAGCAATCCATCCGGCCGCGGCCGCATCCAGCCCGGCAGGCTGATGATCTCGATCTGCTCGCTGTAGCTGGGCCATGCGTTCGCCTGCTTGCAGGTGGCCAGCACGTCGAGATCACGCGCAGCTGCTTCTGCACCGGCCGCGATCATCTCGGCATCGGCCGCGTAGACCGCCACCGCGTGCGGTGCCTTCTTTTCGACGCACACGAAGATGAACTGCTCCGGCCGCGTGCCGGTGGCCTGCTCCAGCCCGTGCAGATACCAAGCGGCCTGCACGTAATATCGCCAGCTGCTGATCGACTTCCTGAACCCGGCCGGGCTTGCATCCTCGGTGGTCTTCACGTCCACCACGATCGAGCCATCAGCCGTCAGCCAGTCGGGCCGGCACTTGCACTCGAGCCCGGTCGCTTCATCCGTCCACATGTGCGTGGTCTCGGCGGTCCCCTCCATGCCGAGCAGCAGCGCAGCAGCAGGGTGCCGGTACACCGCACGGCTCATCGCCTGCACCTGATCGAGATCGGCGCGGCTGATCACCGCACGGCCTTCGGCCTCCGCCTCGAATGCAGCCCACAGTTCCTTGCCGGCCTTGGTGCGGCGATCCACGCCATCGGGCGCCGTGATGTAGCGCTCATCCCATGCCTCGAGCTCCAGCACGTGGGTGTGCAGCGCCGTGCCCAGCAGCATCGCGGGCGTCGGCTCCGGCTCCACCCGGTTGGGGTCCACGTAGCGCGCCCAGTAGTGCAGCGGGCTGCGCGCCACCAGGTCGAGGTGGCTTTTGCTCACCGCTGGATGGCGGTGGTAGGCGGCGTTCTCCATAGGCAGGCCGTATCGGAAGCTCACGCAACTTACCACCTGTTCCTCCCTAGTCATGGTGCCTCCCAGATGTTCTAAGTATTTCCTTCCCCACCGGCTAGCATCCGGCCGCTGACCTTGGTATTCCTTCCCGCAGTCCAAGGTCAAGTCCCATGAGTCTCACGCTCCGCGACTACCAAGCACGCGCAATACACGACCTTCGCTGCGCCTACCGCCAAGGCGCGCGCGCTCCACTGCTGGTCTGCCCGACCGGCGCTGGCAAGACTGTGATGTTCTCAGCGATCACCGCTGGCGCCGTAGATCGTGGCCGCCGCGTGCTCATCCTTGTCCACCGGCGCGAGCTCATCCGTCAGGCCAGCGCGAAGCTCAGCCTGGTAGATGTCCCGCACGGGATCATCGCAGCTGGATTCCCGGCTTCAGACGAGCCAGTACAAGTCGCCTCCGTGCAATCGCTCGCACGGCGCCTCGGGCGCCAGCACTGGCAGCCCGATCTCATCGTTATTGATGAGGCGCACCACGCTGTCGCTGGCACTTGGTCGTCGGTGCTCAGCCACTGGCCGGACGCCTACCGTCTTGGCGTCACGGCGACCCCCATCAGGCAGGACGGCCGCGGCCTCGGTGCGGTGTTTGATCATTTGGTAAAGGGGCCATCCGTGGCAACCCTTACATCGCAAGGGCACTTATCACCGGCCCGGCTATTCGCCCCGCCAATCACTGCGGATCTATCAGGCCTGCAAATCCGCGCCGGTGACTATAAGCAAGAGCAGCTGGAGGATCGTCTGAATCGCCCAACCGTCACCGGCGACGCGATCGCTCACTACCGGCGATTCTGCAACCACAAGCGTGCGATCGCCTTCTGCTGTTCTGCCAAGCACGCGCACGCCGTCGCAACTGCCTTCAACCGGGATGGAGTCCCGGCCGCCGTGATGCTGGGTGAAACACCCACCGCCGAGCGCGACGACATGGTGCGTCAGTTCGCCGCGGGCACGATTCAGCTGCTGGTGACGGTGGATGTGGTCTCGGAGGGCTTCGATTGCCCCGACGCCGAAGCCGCGATCTTGCTGCGCCCCACCGCCAGCCTGGGGCTCTACCTCCAGCAGGTGGGCCGTGTGCTCAGGCCTGCACCCGGCAAGCCGCACGCTGTGATCCTCGATCACGTCGGCAACGTTCACCGCCATGGCTTTCCCGATGACCTGCACGACTGGTCGCTCGATGATCGCCTTCGCCGCACGCGCGGTGGTGGCCCGGCAGCGCCATCGGTGCGCACCTGTGAGCAGTGCTTCGCTGCGTTCGCACCAGCGCCGCAGTGCCCGGTCTGCGGTGCAGCCTGTGCGCCAGCACCAGCGCGGCAGGTCAAGCAGGTGGCCGGTGAGCTCAAGGAGCTGAAGCGCGAAGCAGTCCGGCAGCGGGTGGCGGAGCGGAAGCGTGCGCGCAGCCTGCAGGACCTGATCCACATCGGCCAGGCACGCGGCATGAAGAACCCGGTGGGCTGGGCCAAGCACGTCTACTTTGCGCGGCAGCAGCGCGCATGATCGTGGCCAACGCCGAAACCGACCTCCAGCAGCGCATCCGCCTCGCGCTCGGCACGCACCCTGAACTCCGCATCTTCCGCAATCAGGTCGGCAGCCTGCCCGACCCGCGCACCGGCCGCTTGGTGCAGTTCGGCCTCGCACGCGGCTCCGCTGATCTCATCGGCTGGCGCACCGTGGTGATCACGCCTGAGATGGTCGGCCAGCGGATCGCCGTCTTCACCTCGCTCGAGATCAAGACACC